TGAATTTTCAGGAGCTGGCCAAACATATAGCGTAGGAGTTATTGTTCGTTCAACATAGTATTGGGTACATCGAGCCTGAGTGTTTTTATTCGGAATATTTAAATACTCATTGCGATCAATCCGATCTATCTGAAAATCAGTTTGCTGTCCGTTAGTGGTTCTACGAATAACGGCATCTAAAATGTCGATATCGTACTCGTTTAACGGATAGGAAACTTGACCTTGAGTTAAAGTTAATGAAACTTGTTCAACTTCCCAAAGCTGAATACCACGGTTAGACCAATCTGCAAACATAATGTTCATAGATCGTCTAGCCGTGACACCGTCATAGCCGGTGCGATATTCAAGTCCTGCTAATTCAAACGCTTCTTCAATCGCTGTAGCCGCATTTAAACTAAAGTCTCTAGTCCCTGAAGTCGCCATATTAATAGTGCTTCAATAAATTTAAAACAATCACATAAGTATCGTTCGCGGCGGCTCCTAAAGTGGTTAAGTTTATATCCCCAGTTTTACCACTTCCCGAAGTATTAACTAATCCTCCAAAGTCGCTAAAGTCCATATGGCCGTTACTTGCTTCCGCTAAAGAGATAGCAATAGTATCGGTGGTAGCATCCCACAATAACTGAACTTGGGTAAACCCAGTTATTGAATGAGCTATTCTTTCTATGGTAACACCAGAACACGCAGTTCCATCCGCTTTTGCACTTAGACCACTTACATCAACTTTCGTAACGGCACTTTCACCAGTGCCGTCCGAAAGGTTAGTAATTTGAATAACTGCACGATGGAGACCGTCGGAGATGGTAGTCGTTGAGACTGCATCAGCCATAGTTATTCTCCTAAGTTAATTAAGCGTCAGCAAAAGGCGTAACAATCGTTCCAGAGCCTAGCAATAACGTGTTGTGCACTAAATAAGTAGCAGAGTCAATAGCAGTTACCTGAACAACACTACCCACAAGACCGCCTTTCGTAGATCCGTTCAAAGTGATTACATCGTTAGAGCCTGCCGGAATAAACGCTTTTTTAGCGCCATCATCAACTGCGACCATTGCAGCGCCGACAAACTTGTCAGTGCCGTCAGTCAAGATATCAAGATCGGTTGCTGCGGTTTCTACATAAAAGTAAAAAGAAGCACCAATGTTGTTTGCTTGATCAGGAGAAGTAGGGTCTGTTGGAGAAGTTGCAACGATTGTTGGTAAAGTAAACTTACCATCAGCATCGTTTAACAAAATAATTTTACCAGCATGAGTCGCAACAGTTAGTGTTGTGTCTGCAGATAAACTAACACTGCTATTTACCCCGGCAGTAATAAATCCTGCTAAAGATTTAACGGGACCAGAAAAAGTAGTTTGAGCCATTGTGTTCACCTCTTACGAAAGGATTCGTTTTAGTATCTTCGTAACGTCTGCTGGGACAGTTACTAAAACTCATTATACCCAGAAAATAAAAGGGGGGTATACCCCCCCTCTCAATTAAGCGCCGGGGGATCCGAAAATACCACGCCAGTCACTAAAGCCAAAGCTATATCGTTCTCTCGCTTTATAACGAACATTTCCGGTTTCAAAATCACCTTCCATGTTAGTTGATACAGGAGTACGAACAAAGTGCTTCAGTCCATTAGGAACGTCAGTTTTCAAAAAGAAAGCATCAGTATCCGTCAAGAAATGATTCACAACGTAACCTTCAGGGACCATTCCCATGTTTCGGATAGCGTTGATATCATTGTCAGCTGTTCCAACTCGTCCCGGAGTGTTAAGCAGACGATCTGCTACAAACTGGAGTGAAGAAGGAATAATCAGCTTACGAGCCTGTGCATTAATCTTCAGACCACGCTCATCTTCAAAAGCAGCAATATCAATTAAGGCTTGCTCCAATGAAGTTTCGTTAAGGTCTGAAGCTGTAGACAGCTCATTAGACTGAGTTTGGTTAGATACAGTCGGATGGTCAGTAGCACAAAGCTCCTTACCGTCACCACCTAGGAAGCTAGTACTGAACGCATTGTTCAGAATGTTAGCACCTTTGATGTTTTTAGTCTGCATCATAGATCGCGCAAGTGCGCGAGTGTAACGAGAAGAAAGGGTATCGTAGAGATTATCTTCGATAGCTTCCTCAGTCAGTGAAAACGCCAACGCAATGGTTTCATGCGAGTAACGTGCAGTATATGACTCTTGTGCAGTGTCATATGTTACATTGCTACCTTCGCTTTTAACCGGTGCTTCACCAAAACCCGTCAACATTACTTCTTCCTCAAAAGCTCGTTCTGAACTTTCAGTGTCGAAGATGTCTTCGTACTCGGCGGCGTATCGATCATATTCCAAGCCAAAGAGAGCGTGAAGGCCGGGAACAAGCTCTTTTACGAGTTGTGCTCTATTAATCGCCATTAGTTACTCTCCCTAGACTGCGAATGTGTTAGTTGGGAACGTAAAGAAGGCTCTTGCAGAAGCACCAATACTATTGCTTGGAGAATCTACGAAACCTACACAAAGAGCTACACCACTACCAGTAGTAGCAGTTACACCCTCTTTTGAACGTCCATTATTGGTTGAACCCGCTGTAGTACTAAGCGTGTACTTATTACCAATGAAACTTACAGCAGGAGTTCCTGCAGTAAACTGTGCTTCATAGATAATTGCAGGATCTACATACACATAGGCTTCGGCATCTGCCCCACCTAGAGTTGCGAGATCTGCGGTCCACTGATTAGACCAAGTTGGGGTGCCATCGGTAGCAGTATACTGCACACCGTAAAAAACACCTGCGGGAGTGCTTGTTGCACCAGCCTGATTTATATAGCCCGAAGAAAGCGTTACAACATCACCGCTAAAAATAGCAGTGTTATAGCCACTTGCAATACGCATTTTCTTGGGTCTAATAATCCCACCGTACATATGGGAGGCGGGTGTAAAGCCATTAGGGGCATCTACGTTTGCCATTTTAAAACCCTCCTAAAGAGTCATGAGAAAAGTTAATCGGCATCAACAGTACGTCGACTACCGAACTCCGTTTTTGAGCTCCTTTGAATGTCTCCCTTTCGGATAGGCATTCTAGGATCACTATCTCGCATTAAATCGTTGTCGACTCCGTACAACTGGCTATCCGTTACGTTTTTATAGTAAGCGTTTCGTTCAGCTACGGTTTCTTCAGGAATTTTTGCGAGAATTAGCCCACCAACTCCAATCACACCCGCGTGCCTTCCGTCGTCAATAGTAGGAGCATCAAAATCGGGATAATCCGCTGCTTTCACAGGTTCAAATCCTTCACGAATACGCTTAGACATATTCGCTCGATCATCATGTCCTCTGACTTCGGCACGTATCCACCTGTGTTTATATCCATCAGGTGCTGTAGGGGCATCAAGCATTGAAGGCGGTTGCCATGGTTTTCTGCGAGTTTTAGATTCTCGTGCTTCAGCAGATCTGGAGACTCGATCTGTCATTTTATTCTCCTTAGACGTATTTTGCATACTCTTCAACGGGCACACCAATTCTTTTTGCAATTGCAACTTGTGAGGGTGTGAGACTCACTTTGCGTGCTCCACGATTAGCTGGACTAGCTCCACGACTAGAACCGGCTACTTGCTGTGACTGCACGTGTTTCGGCTGTTCAAACTTATGGGGGAAATTCTCCCTAAGCTGTGAATTAAGCTCTTGATAATACTCATCGGAAGTAGGATCAACTCCCCCTCGTTTAAGATCTTCATCAATCGCCATTGCCGCACTCGTCATAATTCGGTCTTGACCAAACCATGAATTCTTTTCGGCCCACGCTTCAGCTTTTACATCTCTAGGCGGGGGCTGTTTTGGTGAATTTACTTGATTAGCTTGACGATTACTAGTCAGTCTTCGTCTATTTTCTAATTTTTGACGGTTTTGAGCTTTTTGGACATTTTGATTTTCTAAGGCAATTTGCGCTATAGCTTCGGTAGCTAAGGCAATTGCTTCAGAATCCCCTAGATCTTGAGCTTCTCGTAAAGCTCGTCTAGCTCGCTCACTATCAGACTTAACTCTAGCCTGATACTCGTTAACTAAACTAGCGTCTGAAGAAGACAATCTAGTTTGTAACGTAGATTTTTCCTTACTTAGATTTTGAGCGTAGTTAATCGCTTCATCACGCTGACGTTCAGCTTCCCTCATCCGATAAGTTAACTTATCAATTCTCTTTTTTACAGTATCACTATAATCTTCTAGTTCGGCAGCTTGATTAGGCTCCTCACTAAAATCTGAGTCGGGTTGCCGCTCTTGAATAACATCCGCAGCGTGGATGTCGACTTCTTCGTCAGGTAGTATTAATTCAATTTGTTGTTCGGACATGGGTCCTCCTTATTGCAGAATAGATTCAGGATCTGAGATAACAGCTAAAATCTCATCGTCGTTTAAAAGACGCATATCGCCTCCTTCAATACGAAAACGAGCACCAGCATATCTCCCAAAAATTACCCAGTCACCTTCCTTACACCAAGGTCCGTTAGGGAATTTATCTGGATCTGCATATGCACTTGGTCCTAAAGAAACGACTAAACCAACAATTGTGGCAATCTTTTCTTTATCCAGTGTTTGTTTCGCAAGCATAATCCCACCACGGGTTTTTTGGCTTGGTTCAAAAGGCAAAATTAACATTCTGTATCCTGTTGGAACAGGAAGCTTATCAGCGTGTGTATCTATATTTTCAGCTGTGATTTTATTTTCTTCTGGAACACAATGTTCTTCTGAAGAACCGAAATTTAGAACACGATCGGGTACTGTTGAGTTAGTCATCAATCTCTTCCATTCTTGAGTGCAGGTTTACTATTTCTTGCTCAGTGAAATTTAAACCTGAAATTTCCCCAGCAATTCGCTGGTACTGAGCAAAGTCTTGTGCGCTTCCCGTAGCAAGCGTATGCGTGAGAGCCTCTTGACGCTCACGAATCTTTTTGAGTAAGAACTCAGAATACTTAATAAAGTCCATAAATTAATTTATGTAACTTGTGAAAGAAGTACCTTTAGTCGCAGCACCAACTCCTTTAATCTTTTTTTGTTCACCAAGCTCAGAAACTACACCAACTTTAACGTCTTTAGCCTGAGCAAATCCTTTATCAGACGCTTTCATAGACTCTACTGAAACTTGCTTTGGACGTTTGTCCCCCGGACCGGGGTACTTTTTTTCTTCAAACCTCATTTCGATTTACCTCGTTTTTTTAGCCCTTGACTTACTGGCCCCCTTTTTGGAGGAGGTCCTTTTTTAACGCCTTTCATTACTTCTTCGCCTTAGCTTTTGCCTTAGCTGATAACTCGTTTAAATGGAATAACTTCACACTTGTTTTAGTGTGTGTTTTATTACTGTGTAAACTTCCATCAGGCATCTTATGGTTAGAACCTTTATGCTCTGTGCCATCTTTCTTATAATGTTTAACGCCTTTCATTAGGTCTGCTCTCTTGATTCTTTAACTAATCTAGCTAAGTTTGTTAGGTTAGTATCTGCAGAGCGTTCGTCACGGAGTTCTACTTCTCGTAAATCTGCAGCGATTTTAACATCGGTTTGACGTTCTTGTGAATCGATCTTCTCAAGCTCTAACTGACCTTTTTGTTCGACTTCTTTTTCTCGAAGTCTTAGCTTCTCAACTTCAAGTGCCATCTGCTGTTCGAACATTTCACGCTGTGGGTCTGGAACTTCCATCGCCTGTTGCAATGCTTGTTCTTGACCTGTAATTTGTTGCGTAGCTTGCGCAGCCGCCATCGCAATTTGATTCTCATACTCAGGAGGAATCTGAGGCATTTTACCATCAGGTCCGGGTTGCGGTAATTGAATACCTTGTTGAGACAATAACTGCTCAACTTGTAATCGATATTTCAACGCCTGATGCTGCTGTATGTGTGCATTTAAAGCTTGAACCGCAGCAGGGTTTTGAGCCGCAGCAGGGTTCTGGCTAAACGCTAAATGAGTCTGAATATGTGCATCGTGATTCTGTTGAATAAAGGCTTGCAGCGGAACAGTTTGTAATGAATCTTGATTTTCCTGTACAGGATCTTTAGGTGCAGGAGGCGTATCCGGGATCAATATATCGTCGATATCCTGAATATTAAGTGCGATATACATCTTGCGG